GCTAAAACAGAAGCCGAACTCATCATCATCCTTGTAAGAGAATGCGTCTGATGAGCTACACTTCGGACACGCTGCGTGATACCATCTGCTCATTTACTTAGTTCCAATCTCGATCTTCTCGGAGTTCCCTTATCATTCTTCTACGTTCTTTAGCAGACTTTTGAGTGTCTCTTTTACGCTTGAATTGATCTCGGTATTCCGATTTAGGGTTTACATCATCATCTTCTTTGTATCGTTTTCTATCATCCTTTTGTTTCATAGCTTTGGTTTAATAAATTTTACTGCACCAATGTTACCGTTGTACCAGACTCTTTCTCCACCTTCTGTTTCTTCTCTAGAGAGTACTTCTGAAAGCCATTGTTCTTGTACTTCACGGTATGTAAGCATCCCTTTTCCGTATACCCAATCATAGATAAGAAAGATGAATGCTTCTTTTCCATATTTTTTAATGTCATCATTTAATTCCTTACAAGAAGAGGTATAAGTCTTCCAGTCAGACTCCTTAGTAGTCTTAACTCGGCGAGACTTACCCTCAACCTTCTTCATAGAGACACTTACGATTTGCTTTCTTCCAATATATCTTCTTCCTGTGATGAGGTTTTCGATGTAGTAGATGAATCCAAAGGCTCCGTCTGGTCTGTCACTGAGTGGGATCCAGTGTCCGTAATCGTCCATGATAATTTTTCTTCTAGTTGTTCGTATGTTAATCCATAGCAATCCTCTGAATACTCTCGGATGTAGATTAGATTAGCACACTTGGTGAAATCCTCTTTCCAATTATAACCTGCTTTGGAACGCCAAGTGTCAATAACCTTGTTCCATACTTGGTTAATAGGTACATCCTTAAGAATCTTTTCTGCTGTCTTTGGACCAACTCCTTTAAGACCTTTAATGTTATCTGTTGAGTCACCCGTAAGTAACTGTGTCATAAGGAATAGATAACTATCTTCTGGTTCCATATAGTATAGGTTTGTAGTCCTAAAGTTATAATGGTATCCAGGTAGTGTATCTAAGTCTTTATCGATATGACAGATAACATAGCGCTTATTTTCTTGTACTGCTAACTCTCCAGCTATACCGCAGTAGTCATCTGCTTCTGCTCCATCGGAACAGATACAGAAGTCTTTAGCGTATTTGTATAGCATCTCGATACGATCTTTTACTTCAGGTTCAAGGGTATCTTTACGATTACCTTTGTAATCCTTAGTAACATCATACCTAAAGTTATCAGTACCTTTAATGAATACAGCGCCTGATAAAGAGCCTGTGTTAGTCATAATCTCTTTTAACTTATCGTCAAAAGCTTTCTTAGCTAATGCTGGTGATGGCTGGTAGTGAGCTATCTGGTAGATAATACTATCAGCATCAATGATCGCTAAGTCGAATTGATCGTCTGGTGCAATCATACTCTTCCTTTCTTAGTGAACGTCTGCATAGTTCTTACCTACTTTAGCGTCACCTCCCATACAAGTGATATTAAACCACTTAGGAGCCTCAACAAAAGCTTCGATAGATAACTCACGTACCTCTTCTACGTGCTCATCTTTACAGACAACTGCTACTTCATCATGATAATGAAGAGCAAAGTAATGTGGGATCTTTCGATCCCTTAGTTTTCTTTTGAGGTATACAGCAGCTGCCTTACAAGTAATACCTTCAGCTGTTTGTAAGATATAGTTAAGTACTTGATGGGGTGATGATACGAATACTAATCGACCATCAAGACCACGTACAAAAGCTTTATCCTTACCAAAGGCATTAGAGGTATTCTGATACTGCGTCATCAGCTTATCTTTAAGTTCAGACAATCCAGGGATTGACTTCTCAAACTTATCCATAGCTTCTTGACCTAGTTTAGTATCTCGTTTACCACTTAGGATTAGACCTAACTTACCTGCACCACCACCGAATAGGAAGGCATACAGGAAAGGCTTTGCTAGTTTACGAGAGACACCTAGCGCATCAGCATTACGTTGATGTACGTCACCGTTAATCACTTCATTAGTGAACTCATCGTTACCAATGTAATGACAGAGACCTCGCATCTGATTACCTGCGGAGTCAGCACCTACAATAGTAGTACCTTCTTCACAGATAAGAAGTGACCTCATCTCTTTACCATAGACAGAGTCTACTGAGGGTAGGTTAGCTACTACTTCATGACGACATCTGAAAGTAGGTGTACCGATAGTCCACATACGACCATGAAGTCTATTGTCAGGTGACTTCCTTACTTCCTCAATCCATCCTTCGAGAATACCCTTACGGCTACGTACAGTGTAGTATTCTGATACTAACATTGCATCGTTACCTAAGTTCTCTAGACTTGATTCTGTAATCTTAGGAGACTTGTTTACGAATTTACCGTTGATACGCTCAACATTCCATTCATCAGGTACCCATCCAATAGAATACAGCCAGTCTTTTACGACTTCAATTGATCCTATCTTACCTTGCTCAAAAGATACTCGGCAGTATGGACCAGCAATAGGGCGATCTTCCCTACCACTCTCTTGTGTATAACCGAAGTGCTTTACAGTAGACACTGTATAGCATCCGTCCTTACGCCAAGCTGGTTCCTTATACTCATCAGGCTTATCAATCTTAATGCAGCGCATACCGATCTTAGGCTCTAATACCTGCTCGATAGCATCTAACTTGTTATTGATATTGGTAAGTAGTGTTTGAGCACCTGCCATATCAAACATCCATCCTTTGTTACGGATATCTGCTTCTATCTTAGAGAACTCCATCTCTACTTCAATACCCCTCTTAAAGTTAGGGTGTTTACGTAGGATCTTAACAGACTCTTCAGCAAGTTCTTTATATACCTTTACGTTTAGTTCTACATCTCGGATGCAGTATGTAAGCATCTCTTTAGAGTAAGAATCGAACTGATCAAAGGGTAATTTAGGAAATCCTAACTTAGAACCCCAACCTTCGAGACCATGTTTATGATCACGCTTATATTGGTTTATCTGAGATAGTATCCAGGTATCAGTCACTTGTTGATTATCATTGGGCATCCAACCTGTTAGGTGCTTCAACACCACAAGGTCATAGCCAATAATGTTATGACCGAAGATGATGTCAGCGGTTCCAATGAACTCTAGACCCTCTCTGAGCGAGGGAAGTTCGCTATCATAGTCGGAGAACGAGTACACAGTACCCGTATCAGAATCAACAGCGACCATACACCAGATCTTAGAAACATCAGGCATGAAACCATTTGTCTCTATATCTACGCATAGTCTTAATTTGCTCATAGGATTTTACCTCCATATTTTTCTGCATAGAAGTACTCTAGCATACGAGCTTCCATTTCCATAGGCTCAAAACAATATGATTCGAATTCATCTTTCTTATCATACGTTAAACCTTTTACAGTAAAACCATTTCGTTTACATAAGAACTGTGCAGCATGAACAAACTCATGGCACAATATAGCTAAGAAATGATCAGACATATACCGATTACCTTCCCAGTTGTTTAGGAAAGGATCTCGTACCTGTATTAGTACTCTATTAAGATCATCAGACATAGTAGTTAATCCCTGTGTCTCTGTCTTCTCTTCATACTCTACCAGGCAGATATGTATCTGTACTTTGTTACCTGTAACAGGAACATTGAATCGGGTACTGTAGTCTGATAACACATCAGAGAAGAGTTGTTTAATCTCTTTCTCTGCTGGAGGTATACAGGCTACATTAACCTTAATGTTCTTAGGTATCTTACTCTTCATCGTCTTCATAATAGATGTTTACCTTATCTGAACCAAGTGATTTTAATTCTTTAGCCATCTCTAAAACCACAATATGGTATTGTTCTAACTGTTCGTTCAAGTCACTTATCTTATTGATAAGGTGAGTCATGTACAAACCAATGCCTACCATACCAATAGTAGCCATCCATAGGTATTCATTCATAGTAGTCCTGTCATCTTCAGTTCCTCATCTTTAAACAGTCGAGTATTACTAGGTTGTTCGTTGACAAGTATATTAAGGCTGCGTAAGTAATCTACTCCTTCCATAGACTTATAATCGTCTCGGTAAACCACCCGAATAATTCCGCTGCTATATATAAGCTTGCTGCAATCAATACAAGGGGCAAGAGTACAATAAAGCGTAGCG